TTATTTCATTTCTATCCCGATTGATTTTGTCGTAATCGAATTCAACCTTATCAACGTCATACTTAATTTTAGACATGGCGTCAGCCAGAGTTTCAATCTCCTCATGCTTATGCTTCCACAGAATGTCAGCAATCTTGGGTAGATAGGCGCATATAAATCTTCTGGCATAAACATTCCTATGACCAATAAGTTTTGGTATACGCTTTAATTCATCAAACTGGTCATCTGTAATGCCAAAGTTTCTTTTGAATATCATGCAAAGGGAATACATTTTTATGGTGTCAGCCCCGTAAAACTTATCAATCAGCAGCCGATCCCACTCCCTTTGTAGATTTACAGGGTCACTCATTTTTTTTCCTTTATGTCATAAAACCAATCATCACCAGCCGACCACTTGCGTGTGCCATCTACTGTCCAAAAAGTTTGGGCTGCCTGAAAATCAGGGAACTTTGTCTCAGCAGGTATGAGCGACTGGTCGTACCACAAGCACCGATTGTTAGGCTGGCAGGCAAACTGACCAGAATCTAGCCTGATCCAGTTAAAACTTTTATGCTCTTCAGCCTGCTCAGTAAACCCCGTGTCTACCTCCATCCCGTCTGCACAAAAATCCACGGTGAACATATACCTACCAAAGTGCCACTCTTTATCCTTGCCAAGAAACTTCACACCCAAATTACGCAAACCAATCTTCTCAATGATCGTGAACTTATAGCCCATGCAGTCCCACAATTGCAAAGTATCTATCGGCAGATCACTGTGGCCTTCCTTCCATACATAAGCATGGATCGGAAGTTTGTCGTATAGGGCACCATACGCAGGCAGTAAGGATTCAATACGGAACACCTGACCCCGAAGGGCTTTAAGGCTTACCCAAACGGCTGGCTCCAGTTCTCCGTGCCCCTTGTGGAAATTGTAGAGAAACTCTTTGCGGACAAAGCATTTGATGGGAGGCAAGGAAGAAACAATGTAACTCATGTGTTCTTCTCCCTTAGTTTGGCTTCAATGGCTCGGATATGTTCTTGACTCGGTTCGTATGGCAGGTTCCACACGATGTCTTTTACCTCCTCATCCGTTAGTCCAACCCATTCAAGCTTTGGTTGCGCTAGTGCTTTGCGTAGATTTTCTTTTACTGATGTCCAATTGTTGGGGCAAGTGTTTTCCAAAGCCGTCAACGCCAACTCTGCTGCATCTCGCAGGTCGCTCATAGTCTAGTACCACCACGGTTGTTAGCGCAGGGCCATACTTGTTTCAGGGCTTGATTGATAAGAGACTCTGCGGTTTTGTGGCGGATCGATGGGTTGTTGTCTAAATAACTCCTAACCATATCCGACACTTGACCGACGGTTATGTTACTTGGGGAACAAATTGTGACGTTCACATATACATCAAAGACGCCCTGAATAAAACCCAAGGCCAGCATCTTGTCACCAAAGTCACCATTTATTTTGGCGTGCAAATTATTGCCAGTCATAAACTCAGCGTGCGCCATGTATGGGACAAACAATAAAGTTGCAATAAGTTTTTTCATTTTTCTTTCCTCACAATAAGTTGATACCCAATATGGGTAACGATTAATTCATCCTCAAACATATTGATAAAATTATCCACTGCTATCTTCGGGCGTTGCAATACGGTAAATCCCGGGGGTCTCCACATATAGTCATCAAATACCATGAACCCTTTATCCTTAAGTAACGGCCAAGACATACAAGCATCGGTCAAAACGTCTTTGGATAGATGCGAGCCGTCAATGTAGATAAAGTCAAACTGTTTTTTATGGGCTATGGCTGCGCCTAATGCTTCCACCGACGTACTTTTTAAAGAAACCACGGCTCGGTTAGGAAACCTATTGCGGATCAAAGTAATGTTCTGGTGAAACCGATCTTCCGTACCCGACATATCTTCGGGCGTGTGCTCTGAACTACCTTCCCATGTGTCAATACAGACTATTTCACCACCATCTTCCATCATGTTCTCGATAGTCCATACGGCAGACCTCCCCTCAAATGATCCGATCTCCAAGAAGTTTTTCCGGGCTGGCAGATGCGGAACCAACTGCTCCCATACTTGTGGTGCCCATTTAAACCAGTTTGTTGTGTATTGGTAGTCACTCATTTTTTGGTCCGCTTCTTGATTGCAGGCAGCCCGACCCGATCAGGAATTCTTTCTTCCATTAGCCGATCCGCCATCTCATAGGCTTCTGATGCAACAGATTCATTAGGTACGCCACGCATAATCAAACCAAGGGCGCACATACCGGCAAACACATCACGCAGGGTCTCTTTTTCATTCATTTGAGCACCAACATTTTTATTTGATCAGACAGATATGCCCCCATGTCCTTACCCTTGACCGCCACCATCTGAGCTTCAGGACATTCAAAAATTACTTTAGATGCATCATCAATTCCTTTCTTGTATCCGGCTTTATATGCATCGTTGTCATCAATAATCATTCTTATGGCATCCCTAACGATAGAGGATGCCTTCCTAGACTTAGCCGCTTTGGTAAGTTTGGCGTGTAAATCTGCCGGCAAGTACACCGAATACGGGACTAGTCGCTTTTCCATTGTTGGTATCCTACAAAAATAGTTTCTAATTTAGTTCTGGCTTCAGGATTGGTTTTGAGTTCGGCTCTTGACTTGACCCCAATCTCTGTTCGTAACCACTCAGATGCCTGGTCTTCATCCTCCTCAAGGATTTCAGAATGCTCAACCAAGTAAGTCCAAAACTCAGGGTCTCGACATAACACACCGGCGATCCTGACCGCCCTATCGCCTGTGTATTCTTGTTGCCGATCCATAGGAGCGTTGTCCCCGTTGACCCTGACCATGACTACCTGATAGTGCGCCCCAACAAAGTCCCTTAACAAATCTTCTGGTATGTCATCTGGATGGATATTTAAAGTCAAAATATACCCATCCTTATTTTGTCTTAGAGAGACCTTGAGGGCTTCAAAGTTAAGTGTCTTCATAGATTAAAAAGGAATATCTTCGTCATCTACAGGGGCGGCTCGGGGGGCTGATAAGTCTTTTTTGTAGGGAGCCGACACACTAATGGATAAGTACTTATTGCCGGCTTTCGATACTTTAGTCCAGGCTGAAAGGGACATCTGGACAAGGTCTCCCTTTTCCTTAAGCAAAAGTTCAATGAGATCCCTGGAGACATGGATGTCCCCTCTGAGATCTGGTTGCTTATCCTCGGTCTTAAGTAAGTTTTTGTTCAAAGATCCTGAATTGGGGTTGGGTGTAAAGTTCATACTGCCTCCTTAAATTTGTTTTTGGTTTTGGTAAATTCTTCCATTAACTTCTTAAACCACTCCGGGTCTCGTGACTTAGCCTCGTCAAATAAAACCTTGTTCTTTTTAAATATAGCCATCACATCGGCGTCAGAACTGGTGAATTTGAGTAGGCTCAATGCCCCGCCCCACACCGCCTCAAACCAGTCATTCTCATTGGCGTCAGGCTTGATCGTCACATTAATTGACCAGTCTCCCGTAGTTTTGGGAACCGCCTTGAGTTCGGGTTTCTTGACCACCTCAACCGATCCTGTGGTCGAATCAAGGGCGTCATGCTCAACGATTTCAAGGGCATTGACATACAGATACCGGCGCAGATAAGAGATCGATGCGCCAAGGTTTTGAACCGGATGGCACCCCTTGAGTTCGGCTGTAGCCATAGGGGCTGTAAAGACAATGGTCTCATCGGTCTTTTCGTTGTTATAGATCGTAAGGCTTGCCGTTTCTGAGTCGCATCTGAAGACAGCACATAGGCCGGTGTCCCCAAAAATAGTCTGAACCGTTGGCAAAAAGTCCTGAAGCTCAAAGTATTCATACCCGGCAAACTTATTCTTGCCTGATTTCTTGAGTTCCTTGCCCTGTAACGCCAGCCTAGCAATCTGGAGTTTCTGATATACGTTCATTTATTTACCTCTATTAGTTTTTGTAAGTAATGGGCGGCTTTCTCCAAATCCTGCATCCCGCCCTTCTCTTTATACCTGGACACATACTTAACTATGCAACCCTCCAAGTACCCAAGGTTATTTGAAGCAATGTAATCCCAAGGCTGAATTGCCTTGTTTTCGTAATGGTCTCCACACATCTGACCATAATTGGTTAGTCTTGGAATATCGATACTCCGAAGTTGGTCTAATGTCATTTATTCTCCTGGTAATCACGCCATTGCTGGCAATAGTTGGAAACTGGGCAGAAATTCTCACAACGGGTGCGACTGCCCGGACGCACCTCGATCTCGTACCCCATACCTGCCTTTAAAAGGGCATCACGGGCTTCAGATTCGGTTTCATGGACTGACTTAGCCCTTACCCCTCCCGTCTTCTTTAAAGCCCATGTGGTCGGTTTTTCCCACATTTCTTGAGTAGTGCACTCAGGTAGGGTTTCCCCTGCCTCAAGGGCAAACTCAAAGGCTGAGTGTTGGGCAATCCGGTGTTTGATGTAGTTTTCCCTTTCCTCGTAAGGCCATAGCCGGATAGGGATCTCTTTGACCGGGGCTTTGGGATAGTCATCATTTTTGGCCGCATCCCTACGGCTCCAGTCCCGGATGATGGCTACGATCCCAAGGTCTACCACGGGGGTCTTCTTGACGGTCTCCACAAGCCACGCATAGATATTGAGTTGTTGCTCCCACTCAATCTTGTCGTTCAGAACAGACCAAATTGAGCAGGTCTTATAGTCCCGAACCGATAGGCCAAGGTCGCTTGTAATCTGCAAATCAATAGCCCCAGAGATATTCCATCCGTCCAGGGTGGCGTGTAGCCGCTCCTCGACGATATGGTTTTGATCTTGCCCGTGCTCCAAGACCTGGTGGATGGCCGATCCAAAGAGGCTCCAAACCATCTCCGAGACATCTTGTTCAAGCTCGTCATCGAACTTCTTGGTTAGGGCTACG